GCCTTAGAGCCTGAATAAATTGTGGCTCCGGCCATTGCTAGTCCGGCAATCAAGGGAAACATTATTCACATCTCTCACGGGGAGGCTATGAACCGCCGGTCGCTCTACAATCTCGGCCCCGCTAGTATACGCGAACCACAATAATTATCAAGACACCTCGCGGCCCGATGCCATAACAGTCAGCGCCGAAGCAGTTCCGGCCAGCGTTTGGATAAATCCGTTTGTGTCCAAAGTCTGCCCGACCAGTTCGGGGCAAGTATACGTTTCATTTGGCGCAACGGATCTCGTTTTTACAATTAAATTTCCGTTAGCCGCCGTTCCGCCCGCCGCGATTAGGTTCACACTGAAAACAGCATTAGCCGCGCTTGTGTTTGTCACCGTGAATTTGTCAATGATCGCCTTGCAATTCGTCGCCGTGTATTGCGTCGTCTGCGCGGCTTCCATCTGCTTTGCGGGGATTAGATTTTTAATTGTTACGGTCATGGTGCTTTCCTAAGCCGTGACGGCTTTAATTACCGCGAAATTTATGACTGGCGCGTCCGTTGCAACGCCGCCGGTAGTTTGGAACGTGATGCTAAAACTACCCGCCGCCGTCGCTGTGACGAACATTAGATAGACATTTGTAGCGGTTTTAACGGAAACGTGGACCACATCTGTTGCGGCCACCGTTGAATTCGTCACCGTAAACGTTGCCGCCGTTGCAGATCCAGCCGTTGAAAACATTGTGATCGCGCCGTTGATCGTATTCAGCGTGACGCCCGTCGTGCGACTTGTGAGCTGCGTTACAGCGCCGCCCGATCCAACCCCATAGCCCAGACCCGCCGACGTGGTGACGACCAGCAAATCCGTTTTAATCGAATTGTTGTTTTGGATAGCCGGTGCCAATGCCGATAACGCGATTTCGTTTGCCTGGCGTTCAAGCGTGTCTAACGCCTGCTGGGCTTTCGTATCTGCCAGCCCCGCAGCAATGGAAATCTCTTGGGCCTCGGTGACGTCAATGGCGTCAACGGTATTTATCAGCGTTTCAAATTGCTTGATCGTCTCGTGATCCGGCAGGAACGCGGCAAGCTGATTTCGCGTGAGCTTCAGCGCCGCCATCAGTTCGCCAACGGCTCGATTGCCGCCTCTAGCCGCAAGAACGATAGATGTGCCTGTGAATCGCCCCTGAAGCGTTGTATGCGCCAGTTCCGCATTGCGCCTTGACGGAACCACCGCAGACGCTTTGCGCGGTTCCCCGGCCCTCCTACGCGGATATAATTGTCTTGGCTGTAGGTCTGACCGTCGAGCGAATAGGACGTGGCGATCTGGGGATTTAGCCCGAACGCAACCCGGCCCGTGAGGCTGACCAGTTCCAAATCATAGATAATCGCGCCGCGCCCGTCGTTATACAGGATCAGCGTTCCAAATTCCCACCGTGCGCTATTCCCGTATTGGGATGAAATCGTATCGGAAAGATAGCCATGACTAACTGACGCCGTGTCGCCCACCAGCCACTTGTCATAGCACCAAACCAGATTACGCGCCCGATACTCAGAGAAACCCGATAGGCCAGACGTGAGCGTAAACCAGACGGGTTGACCTAGCGCAGCCGATGCCGCCGCGTCATAAACGATGGTTCGATCTGGTAAGTGAATCCAGAGGTGTTGGTGGCCCTCGTCAACCTTAGTTTCCAGTTTGACGGCGGATAATTGCGCCTCGGTGTAGGTTTTTAGAAGCTGCTCAATCTCGCGTGTCGCGATCTTAACCGTGCCTGAGTTCGCGCCCAAAAACACAGAAACCGTTTCGTTGCGGCCCGATCCGAGAAACGCCACCGCGTCAAGGTAAACCGTACAGGCGAACGTGCCCACGGTGCCTTTCATGATCTGAGCACCCTCGATCCGTGCGAACGGAAAAAAATCGCCGCCGACGTTATTAAACACCTCAATGGTGTTTCGGTTTAGCGCGTAGACTTCGTTTCTGACTTTCAGCAACGCGACGACAGGATCAGGATCGGCTTCGGATGATCCGTATTTCAGCGGGTTGACTTGCGTCGGATCGTTTAGTTCGGTAACGATCAGCGACTCGCCGTCCGTGGTCATGAAATAACCATCGACCCAGACGAAATCTATCACTGTTCCCAAATCGGGATCAGTCACCTTGGTGAGCGTTGCGCCGTTCCAATAGTACAGCGACCCGCTAGAAGCCACCGCAAGCCGGTCGAACGAATAGTCGAACGTAACCAGCCCGGACCCGCCAACGTCGCCCAGCGTCGTTACGTTGCCATCGCTGAATATTTTTACCAGCTTGGTCCCCATAACGCGGTAACACTCGCCGCGCCAGTTAATCCCGCCTCGGTCAACACCTGGCCCCGATCCGAACGTAACGATACCGTCAGCCGGTCGCAAATATCCCGCCGAGATACCCGATACCGTGGGGACCGGGATCAGGTTGACGGGATATGATGTGCGAATGTCCGGGCCGTTGTCGGTGTAAATCCCGTTTAGGATCGGAATTTGCGTCACGGTTAGATACCGCCTTCGCCCGTCTGGATATACAGCGTGGTACCAGCCGCCGAGATATGGGCTAGCGTGTCGTCGCCGTCGCCCTTGGAAACAACGATCTCGCTACCGGCACGAACCGGCATATCCGCCGTGGTCGCCGTCTGAGCGCCAGCGCCGATCCGTACGAAACAGACGTTTGCGCCGTTGTTTACCAAACGAACCGACTTGGCCTGCGAATCCAGCGCGACAGACGCGGACGATGCGGCAGGGGTTGCCGTAAGATTTGCGCCCCGGCGAGGCTGAAAGGCTGCTTTGATGGTCATAGCGTTTCCTAAGCTACCCGATACCAAGCCTGCGTGTCGGCACGATATCGCATGGTGAAGAATGAATTGGCGGTAAGCGTGGTCGGTGCGCCGATTACAGACGCGCCGTTTCCGGCAACATTCAAAGCCGTGACAGCTTGCGAGCAATTGACTTGCACGATCTGCCCGCCCTCGACGTCATCATAAAACGGCAGCGTGATCGTGCCGGTGGCGTAAACCGCGACAGGGGTCAGAATGAGCCATGTTCCCGCGACCGTGACGCTGATATTAAACGCCGTCGCAGCCGGTGACGCGGTTTGCGTGATCAGACCATCGTTTACCGAAACGCCGCCCGTCAGATAGGTTTTCAGCGTCGCCGCCGAAGCCTTGCGAGCATCGCCGTCAGTGCTCGACCAGATCGGAAGCAGATCCGATGCGGTGACTGTATCGACAGAGGTCAGTTGATTGATCGTAGGCATGGCGTGACCTTACGGTAAAATGGGGTTTTCGTCTAGCGGTGCCGGTTCTGGGGCGATAAATTCGTTTAACGCCGCGTCGTAAATCATCCCAATCCCAGCATACCGGCCTCGGAAATTGTCGTTATAGCTCGTCTGGACCCAGCGAGCGTGGGATAGCCCGCGCAGGGTGTCGAAGTCTTCAAGCCACTTGATGCCAAGTTGCTCGTTCTCTGGCGTTTCGAGAATGCCGTTATCGACAACCAAAACCTCAGTGACAACATTGGCTGCGTTTAACCGTGCAAAATGCGCCATGATTACGCCCTCGCTCGAACGCGGATGATTACTACGCCGGAAGCGCCGAAATTATTTGATGTGTCTCCGCCGCCGCTTCCCCCGCCGCCCGTGTTTACGGTTGTGGGATTGGATGCACTGCCGCCTCCGCCAACAGCAGTTCCATTACTAGCGGAACCAATACCCGCGCCTCCGCCGCCCCTAATTACGGATACGCCAGTAATGTTAGAAATTAAGCCAAGGCCCCCATTGCCGCCATTTTCCAAAGCTATAACACTGCCGCCAACGCCACCCTTACCGCCGCCGCCGCCGCCACCCCAAACGGATGTACCTACGTTATAACTATCCCCGCCTGCGTTTCCCTGTCCCGAAGTTCCCGCAAACCCAGTATAAAAACCGGCTGACCCAGTTGGCGTGGCGCCCGAACCAGACCCCCCAGTAGAATTTTTGCCGCCTCCGCCAACAGCGGTTATTGCGTTAAAAATACTAGAATTTCCAGAAATGGTAGCCGCCCCACCGCCGCCAACCGTGATGGCGTAAGTCTGCGGGGTTACAGTTGCGCCATTTTCTAAATAACCACCCGCCCCCCCACCGCCAGAGCCAGCCGTGCCGCCGCCGCCACCCCCACCCCCCGCAATCACCAAAGCCCTAACAGCCCCCGTAGACCCAGCCGTAAACGTACCAGAGGCGTTGAACGTGTAGACATCGTATTTGCCGTCAGCGACGGCGGGGACTGAGGCGGAGGCGGTAATGGTCGTGGCAGCGGTGCCGATGGGTGTGTAGCCAGCGTATGAGTAGACGTTGTTGGAAATTGTGCTAATCGCAGATGTACTGTTTGATGAAAAAACAGGCGTCCAAGCAACGCTATTATCTACTATCCAAACAGACGTATCAAAAGACGAGAGAATTTCTACGCCGTTTTTTAAAATGGTTAAAAGCGATCCGGGGTTAAAAACTTGTAATTTAAAGCCAATTACATCACCTATTGCCGAGGTTGCAATAGTTGTTCTAACGCTTCCGTTTGCCCACACTTGGCCGTTGTTTGCCAAATATCCAACACTACTTGTAACCAAACCGATTTGATTGGTTGTGTTGCAAGTAAAGGACGGAAGGCCAAAACCCATTAATTGTTGAACCGCGCCACCAATTATAAATTCCCAATACCAATTATTGCCGGTGTTTGGAATGACGGCTGCGTTTGCTTTTGCTGATGCTGCGCTACTTCCAGAGCCATTTGTCGCCGTCGTGTCACTATTAGAAAACGTAACCCCAGCCGTAGCATTAGTGGTGTTAAACGCCAAGCCAATCGCGCCGCTTCCGCCACCGCCACCGCCGCCCCGCGCCCCCTTCTTATTACCGCTCATATCCTGCGCGACCATGCCGATAGGCCCGTAAGGGGCCTGCCGGTTCATCATCTTTTGGCCTAGCATGGTGGGGGCGTTTTGCATATTAGTAGGCGTAACCTTCGGTGCGGAACACGATGCCGGTATTCGTGACGCTGATCGCCACCCAGAGGCTTTCAGCAGCCGACAGGATCAGGGGCGATGCGTCGGTGTAACCAAAGTCTATCACGGTCTGGGCAGTCGTGGCTGCGACGGTGTAAGCCGCCATGAGCTTGGAACCGATAAACCGCTTAGTCGTGCCGCCGTCAGACGAGACGTAAAGCTGTAGCTCGGTCGCCGTAACCGTGGCCCGTGCCAATGCGGTTAGCTTCTGCATCCTCGCACCGTTGGTCTGGGCGGCTAGCAGTTGCACCGAGTTGGTTGGCGTATCGGTATAGGTCGTGTTGGCGGTAGTTGCTACCGCAGTCGCACCGATAGGCGTTTGGGGCGTGACAATTGAGTTTGGCGTGACGGCCATGATAATCTCCTAGAGTGCCGCCGCGATGGCGAATGTAAGCGCAACGGACGCCAGAGGCACCGTCAGGCTAGTGAGTGAGGTAATGTCAGAGTTTGCGCCCGATGCAGCCGCACCGATGGCCGAGCGACCAGCAGCGGCGTTAGCAGCGATAAACAGCGCCTTGCCCGTTGCGGTGGCTCCTAGCGCCGTCTGGGCAGCGTCCGCCGTTGCAGCCGTAAACACGCCCTTACCAACCGTCGTGCCGCCGAAATTCGTTAGCGCGTCGTTAGCCGTTGCCGCGCCCGTGCCGCCGTTAACCAAACCGAGAACGCCCGTAACGCCCGTCGTAAGCGGCAGACCGAAACAGTTAATCAGATTCCCCGCCGATGGAGTTCCCAGATCAGGTGTGATTAGGATCGCATTCGTAAACGTCGCGTTGATGAAATTCGCGTCGGTGAGGATATACGCCTTAATAACCGACAGGGACGCCTTGCGAGCGTCGCCATTATCGGTCGAATAAACCGGAACCTGATCGGTATCTTGAACCGACGAAACCGCCGTGAGTTGTGAGATTGTTGGCATTTAAGATCCTACTCAAAAACAATCTCGCCATCTTCGCCAGCCAACAAAGGCTCGCTCGGATGTTGAAAAAACGGCCAGTCGATGTTCCAAGACTTCTGACCGGCACCAACCGGCAGCGTCGAGGGGAATTGTTGTTCGGCAGGCATTGCGGCGCGTGACATTAGCGTATTGTAAGCCATGCGAGCGGCAGCGGATGTGGGCAGGGCGATGGCCTTACCATAACTAGGCGACAACCGAAGCGCCAGGTTAAGGATGATCGCCTCATTGGCGGAATCAGGAACCGCCGTGATCGTGTCAAGATCCGCGTCGTCTGGGTTAGACGTCAACGGATAGCCAATCCGAATCCCGATAGCGTTCCAAGCGGCAAGCATCGAATCCATCCGGCGCACTGCGCTTTGCAATTGCTCAGGAGACAGGTCAAAGACGTAATCGGCTAAACCGATTTCCTCTAAGGCCGCTTCGACGAATTGCCGCTTGGTATAGCTCATTTACTTGGACTTCTTGGGTGGCTTCGACATTGCCATAGGCATACCCTTACCCTTAGCGGCCTTAGCAGGATTACCCTTAGCTTTACCATAGTTCATCATTTGTCAGCCCTCATTCAAGTTAAGCAGGCTAACATCTCTGCTAGCCTGCTTGATTGATTAACCGATTCGATATGCAACAAAGGTGTCAGCGGCAGTTTTCCGAAGGCGGAAACGTGCAGATGAACCGGTCGTTGCAGCGGTTGCGGCAGAACCCACAATGGTCACGCCCGTGTTAACCGTGATGGTCAAGGCAAACGCAGCCAAAGTGATAACGCTAAAGTCAAACGAATCACCAATCGCCCATTCGGTTGCCAAGTCGAGGTTTGCACCGGTGGGCAGTTGAACGTTGCGGGATGCTGTTGGGGTTGCCGTAACGATGCCAGTCAGCACATTGGCTGCCGTGGCAATCATTGAGCCGCCGTCTGTAATGTCAGCGGGCGCACCTTGAGGCTGCCAATTGCCATTGTTGCTAATGTCAGGAGCAACACCGATTGCGTAATAAACGCCCGATGCGCCAGCCTCAATAGTCACGGTGGCAGCATTGGTAAACGCGCTTGATACATAGGTGGTGTTATTAACCGTGGCCAACAAATTACGTGAAGCAGGATAGTTTGGAAAACCAATTTCCTGAAACACATTAGCTGGCGACAAGGATTGAACAGCGATTTTCTCGCCTGCCGGGACAGTGACGGTCGCATTACCTTGGGTAAAAATTACATTATAGCTCATGATTTTATTCTCCGTATGGAACAAAAGATCGAGGAGAGCCGAAGCCCTCCCCTGTTATTTTAGGTCTGCGAGAACAGCACGATCCCGGACATTTCAGGCTGCTTATTCACAACACCGAACAAGGTATCAAGGCGATACTTGGTCTTCATGGTGTTGATATCATACTGCTTCTGCATGACCAGTTCTATACCCTGATCAGTCGAAGCCCGCATGACAGCCGCGCCCGCGTCGGTAGGCACTGCATAGCGGCCTGGGAGGATTTCCAAGCTATCCTTCTGCCAGAACGGGTTGGCGTAGGCGGCAACGGTGTTCAACCAAACGATAGCAGCCGTGCCGGACTTCGTGGTCACAACGCAGTTCTGATATTCAGCCGAAGCGTCGTTCGCAACCTGATTAGAGATAATCGGGGGCGAAATAACCATCGTGGTAGAAGACGGAACCGAAATAACTCGGAAGGTCTTCAGTTGGCCGGTGTTCTGCTTGGTGATTGCATGGACGTTAAACACGTTTGCAATGGTGAAGCAATCGCCCGCCGCGACGTTGGTCGTCGAGGAAACGGTAACGGTCTGATAGCGGTTATCGACGTTTGCGGTTTCGCCCGTGCCAGCGGTAGAAGTGGCCCGTGGCGTGTAGAATTGAGCGCCAGCGTCGGCAGTGCTGATCGTGATCGAGCCACCACCAGCGGCAGCGGGGATACGGTTGGCATAGTCGAGCTTGTAGGTGTCGAAGGATGCGACAGGACCGACATAGGCCCGCTCGTAGGCAGCGTTGGACTTCGGATTGCCGAACGAACGCGAGGCAACCTGAAGGTTCGAAGCCATGCCGTTATAATCGCGAGTAGACAGCGCGAGGTAACGATCATAGCCGGGGACGCCGCCTTCGTTCATGATGGCTTCGCACTGGGCCACATCGTCGAAGCCAGAGGCTGCAACGGTGCGCTTGACGACCAGAGTGCCTTGAAGGGACGCAACGCTCATAACTGCCACGTTGATATCAGACGCCAGCTTTTGCTTTGCAGCATCGCCCAGGCGCTTCTCTTGCAGGGCGTCGCGCAGTTCGGTCGCGGTCAGAATGAACGGAACCGACTTATTGAAGCCCAGCGTCGAGGGGACGGCAAGCTGCGTGAAATCCTTGAAGTTCGACGTCATATCGGTGCCAGTGAAAGACTGGGCGATATAGGGTTGCGGACGCCAGATGATGTTGCCGGTCCGCTCCATCATGGTGGAATCGGTGTTGTAAACCGCGACGTTGCGGCTCAGAACAAGAGCGTCGTTGAAGCCTTCGAGGATTTCCTCAAAAGCGACCCGCTCTTCCTTACTAAATGCGTTAGCCATTTCTCAATATCCTATTTTGCTGCCTCGCGCTGTTGACGCTTGAATGCCATCACCTTCGAAAGGTCTCCGGACTTTTCAGCCTCTGCGCGTAGGCGTTCCAATTGATTACCCACCGAGCCTGAGACAGCGCCCGTGCCGCGCACGGTGCCTTCAGGCGGTGGAGGTGATTTGCGGTTGCTGACTTTCAATTGTGTCTCCAGTTTCGAAACCGCGAAAGCAAACTTAACAGGGTCTGTAATTGAGCCGAGTTCCGTGGCCTTCTTTGGGTTTTTGCCCAGCGCGTAAATCACAAGCGCGGAATTTTCCGCACCCTGCAAAATAATACCTTGCTGCGTCACGCTAAGTTTTTCCTTGGACACGTCCTCCGCGTCCTCGAAATCCTTGACCTTCAATTCGGCCTTGGCCTTACCGTATCCGTCTAGCTTGGCTTGCCATGCCCGTTGCTGCTCTACTTTTTCAGCCTCGGCCTTGGCGTTAATCTCGTCAGCCTGGCGCTTGCGCTCGTACCAACCAGATAGCTTTTGCTCGAAATCGTCAGCATCATAATCGGAATCCTCAAGCGTTGGCTTGCGGCCTAGATCGACGGTCTTAACCGGCTCGACGGTAGCCTTCAGCCTGTCTTCAAGTTCCCGATTCTTCTTTTGAAGATCTCGGTGATTTTTACGCAGTTCGCGGACCCATTCCGGCGCTGCGGTATTCTCGTCGGCGGGGGGCGGTTCCTCGCCAATGGTAACTACGATC